ATTCATGCATGCGAAAGGACTAATCATTCAAGTATATCAGGTGTTCATGGACAATTGGGATTATACAAAGCAAGTGGAATTCATAAATCAGAAGATAGATGACTTCAAGATAAGGCGTGTTTATTTTGATGCGACTCGTGGAGAATTAGAAAGTTTCATGGAGCAAGGTGTAATTAGAAGAGGCATATGGCAACCAATTAAATTCACGCAATCAGAGAAGTTCAAGATGGCTGCAAACTTCGCAAAGACTGTGACTAAGGGTGCAATCAGATTTCAGAACAGTCAAAGAATGATAAGAAGCATATTGAGTGTAAACAATAATCTTGAAGCATTGGAAACAACAGACGGTCATGGTGATGCGTTCTGGAGTATAGCGATGGCTCTAAGTCACAGAGATGGTGGACCAGTTCCAATCATTGGGGTAAGAGGAGCATTCAATAGATAGTATAAATCCAGGATTAATTTAAAAAGGAGAAAACAACACAAACTAAAATGGGAAAGTTACAAAGCAAAATAATGATGCCTTATACTTCTAAGACGACAACTAATCTAACAGAAGCAATGCAGGGACAAGTTCAATCAAACCCAGTAACATTTCCAAAGGAACTCGGAGAAGACCACCCATTTAAATTTGAGGAATGCGAAAAGACTTATAAGAAATTCGGAATAGCAAAAGCAGCAGTAGACAAGCATATTGACTTTATTGTATCGCCAGGATTCTATGTAGAGTCAGAGAACGAAAAGGTACAAACGGTTATTAATGATTTCATTGAAGACATTCAATTTCATGAAATTTTAAGGCAGTGGATAAGAGAAGGTTTAATCAAAGGAAACGGATTCATGGAGATAGCATTATCAAAAGACTTAAGCAAAGTACAATTGAAAGTAATAAACGCAAACTCAATGTATGTATCAAGGGACAAGTTCGGTGATATAAAAGGTTACAATCAATATGTAGGAAAGTTCGATAAGTTTAATCCTAAGCAAGTTATTCCATTTGATAAGAAAGAAATAGCTCATTTGCCAATGGATAAAATAGGTGATGATGCATATGGTATCGGATTATTGGCACCTGCACTTTACACGATTGATAACATAGTAGGAAGTGATAGAGATATGCATATGTTAATCAGGAGAAAAGCAAATGCACCTATTCATGTTAAATTAGGAAGTCCAGAAGAACCAGCAACACAGAGTGATATTAGTGCATTCGGTGCAAAATTAGAATATCTCAACAACATGCATGAGTGGGCCACAGATCATAGAGCAGAATTCAAAGTCATAGACTTCGGTAACTTAGGTGAAAAGTTTACAACAGTCATGGAGCATGACATGGAGAGCTTATTATATGCTTTCCAAATTCCTGCGGTACTTATGGGCAGTGCTTACCAAAACGAAGGCATTGCTCAGGTGCAGTTGGATGCATTCGAAAGAAGAATTCAATCACTTCAAGCAGCAATAGGAAAGGTAATAGAGGATCAGATATTCAAGCCAATTCTTACATTAAATGGATTAGCCGGAAAAGTTGAGATAGTGTGGGGACAACCAAGTGAACAAAAAATCAATCAAAGAATTCAACAACTTGGTCAATTACTTAATAATGCAATGTTAAATCCAGTAGTAAGGATTACTCTTGAGAAGGAAGTATTAACTTTACTTGGAAAAGAGAAGGAAGCAGATGAACTGGAAATCCCAGAGAACCCAGAAGCCGAGAGAGAGAAAGAACAGAACATTAAACAGCCGGAAATACCAGGAGAAAAGCCAGCAGCCAAAGAGATAGCAGAGTCTTGGGGTTTTAAAGAATCAGCAGATCTGACAGTTAACGAATGGGTAAACATTCAAGAGATACCGGGTTTTAATTATAAGGAATATCTTGCATTTGTGCTTGACAGAATACATATAGATGAGTTCAAGGATTTGAGGGCCATAGATGAGAAGGAAATAGATATGGGGCTTTTAAGTGAAATTGATTTAAATAAATTGAGAAGAGTCTTAAGAAATGGATTTGTCAGTAATGAATCAGTCAATGAGATAGCCAAGAACATAATGGAAAAAGTACCATTAAAGGATAGAAAGGACGCAGAAGGAAATTTAATGCTTACAAAAGAAGAACGACCAATCGTAATATCAAGAACAGAGACAGTCAGATTAAGCAATCAAGGATTAGTTGATATGTACAAAGATAAGGACATAAAGAAAGTAAGATGGTTAAGTTCGATAAGCGACAGAACATGTCCAGCTTGTGAGCAGATGAATGGGAAATTATTTGAGATAGGAGATTTGAGTGTAGGAGATAGTCAGCCACCATTACATGTAAACTGTAGGTGTGCGTTGATAGGAGTAACAGAATAATGGACACAGACATAAACGTAGAATTAATCAATGGAATAGGATCCAAACAGACAAGGAAATTGACTGGCGAGTTAATGCAAGTCATGTTATATCTCCCAGCAGATTCAATGGTGCAAATAGTGTCAGAGTTAGGGTATACATTATTCAGTTCTGAATTAAACAAAGGAGTCAGTTGCTTTTCATTGAAGAACATGGTAGTCAACAATTTAGGGCACAGGATGAACTTTCAAGGTGAAGCATACTTCATAAATGAGAAATTAAATGTTTATATTAGATCGAAGATGATAGTCAAAAGGGCAGATGTAGAAAGCGAGACAGCAAAAATAAAGTTGAGGTTTAAATGATATTTGATAAACAGTTAATAGCAAGACCAGGATGCGATGTTCCGGGATGCGAAGAGAAAGGATTGTGTTATTTTCATACAAAGATAGTATGTGGCAAACATATTCTCGAATTAATCAAAAAAGAACAGGAGGAAGAGGTTATCAAGCATAATCTCTGGCTTCAGGAATGCAGGAAGTAACTGTATTCGTTTGTCCTAAGTGTCAGCAGAGATGCATTAGAATGCCTAACACTGGAGACTATGAACATATCTGTCAGGGACAAGAAGTATTAAAGAATGAGTCTGTGATTGTTTATGGTGCATGGGCAGATTATACAGGATCAGATACAAATGTGCAGAATGCATTGATGCAAGGCAAAGAAAATAATTTATTTGGAACGAGAGCAGATTTGGAAGGACAAAAATTCCAATCAAGAGATAGTCGAGGATATCCTAAGGATAGATTTAGAACCAGACAACATATAGAAAGTATCCCAGTAGATCAATTAAAGACTCCAGGAATAAATGATAGTCCCTCTGATAGCTATAAAGATTAGTATAAACACGGGCATATTCTTAAATAGATATTTTTAGTTAGGTATTTATGCCAAAAGAATTCGACAAGATGCGTCAAGCAATAAAAGCAAATCTGAAAAAAACTAATCCTAAAATGTCCGACGAGGAATGCGAGAAAAAGTCATGGGCAATGGGAGTAGCACAATGGAAGAAGTCTCATGGTGGAAAGTCACCAACAGAAGCAACAGACACAGAATTAAATGAAAGTTGGAGAACATTCGAATTTTATGCACCTATAACAGTTCAAGAGTCAGTAGTCAAGGAAGGATTAGAGCCAGACTTCATGATTAAAGGGACAGCCATAACAGAAACAACCACAAGAAATAATCACAAGTATGTAGCAGAGGAATTGCAAAGATGTGCTCCCGGAATGATTGGAAAGCCATTATTAGTAGATCACGATAATAGAGTTGAATCAATCAAAGGAGTAGTCAGCAATGCAGCATTTAATCCTCAAAGCAGAAGTATTGAGTTTGAAGCCAAGGTAATGGACAAAAATATAAGAGAAATGATCAGAGATGGTAGAATTAAAAACGTTTCAATAGGAGCATTTTGCAAGGAATTAATTCAGGAAGAATCAACGGGCGCATATATAGCGAAAGGAATGGAGATAGCAGAATTGAGTCTTGTCGCCGTACCTGCAGATATTAATGCTGACTTTGCAATGGCGATGGCAAACAATTATTCACTCAAGGAAGCCCTTGAATCATATTCCAGAACGCAAGTTCAGGATAAAAAAGTTGAAAGGAGGTATGGTGAGATGACGGAGGAAAACGCAATGACTTTAGAAGAAGTCGCAAAGCTAAAGGAAGAGCTGAGCACATTGCGTATGGAGAAGCGACAGGCACTTGAAGAGTCCTACAAGAAATTGTGTAAGGACAAGAAAGTGACTGAAAAGGACGTATCAAATCTTACTGAGGAAACAGTCAGAATGTTAATTGAGCAATTGAAAGACATTAATGTGACCGAGGAAAAGAAGGAGATCAAGTCCCAGGTAACGCATGAGGCACCTAAAGGCATCGACAGTTTCATGATCGAAAGATGTGAGACAGGAGTCGGTTTGTCTATTTGGGCAATGCCTAATTCCAAGGGTCGAATCACATTGAACTAATGGTAAATCCAGTAGGAGCAGTGCCAATATTTGACGGAGGGGTTCCAAGAACAATAACTGTTCTTAACCCAGTTGGAGTCACAGGCGGACAACTCGTATACTTCTCGGGAGCAGTAGGAAACGTAAGTTCAGGAGCAGATACCTATGCATCAAGCGATATAGTAATCGCTGGATTAGCATCAGGTCTAAACTTTAATGGACTTGTCATAACCCCAGGAACAACAGCATCAGGAACAAATAGCTATGTATCTGTAGCCACACAAGGCACATTCATAGTACAAGCTGATGGTACTGTATTCGGAGGTCAGGCAGTTTTTGCTGGCGGAGCAGATGCGGTTCACGGATTGGGTTCAGCAACAATGGACGCAAACGGACCACAGGGCTTATTATCCCAGAAAGTAGGTAGAGCATTACTTGGAGCGACATCTGGTACAGCTGTCTTCACGATCATCCAATTGACACCCTAATGGCGGAATACAAATATCTTAAGGAGTTCTTGACAACAGGAACTGGAACTGAGGGTAGTTTGCTTATACCGAAGAAAATATATCCAACACTTATAGATGAGTCATTGAAAATGTTAATCCCAAGAGAATTGGCTGCCCTATATATTGGGCCAGACCAGATCCCAGGAAGCAGCATTGACATCAACAAAGTAGTTGAGTATAAAATGAAGGTAAGATTGGTGGCGGAAGGAGCAGAAATTCCACTCGACCAAACCGAATATCAGACAACTAACGTTAAGCCACTTAAGTACGGAGTTGCAATCAGAATAACAAGAGAAATGTTAGAAGATGCAAACTGGAACTTGCTTGAGCATAACATTAAGATTGCAGGTAGGAGATTTGCCGAGAACGAGAACTCATTAGTTATCAGCAAGGCACTCGATCAGGCAGCAAATACTGTATCTGGCGGAGCAGCTATAACAATTGCAAACATCACAAGAGCAATTCAATATCTTGAAGACGCAGACAAAGTTGCAACAGACTTTATAATCGGATTCGAAGTATTAAATGACTTGAGAAACATAGACACTTTTGTAGAATATCAGAAGGTCGGAAACACTGAGATGTTGCAGAGAGGATTCGTTGGAACTATCTATGGATTGAACGTTGTAAGAGTATCTACTAACGCAGGTATGACAGCAACAAGTTCATATGTCATAGACAGAGACTTCGCATATGTAATCGCAGAGAAGAGACCACTAACAGTGGAAAACTTCGAACTGCCTTCATACGACATGTCAGCAGCAGCACTTACTCAAAGAATTGAAGTAGCACCCCTAAGGACAAACGCAATCGCGAAGATCACGACATCTTAATAACGAATGGCGGTATCAACAACTGGCAGCACGTTAATAGGACTGAGTCAGGGTCTTGCAACGCAATTGCCTGCAAGTGCCAACGCAGCTAATGTGAAGGGACTTGGGAGAGTTATTGTAGTGAATGGCGGACCAGATGCTGTAGTCACAGGAGTTCCACAAAGTGGGATTTCATATGACGCAACAAACGGCGAGCTTTACATGAACAAGACAACAGGTGGATCTACTTGGATTCATTTAGGAAGTATAAGCTAAAGATAAAGTCTTGGTGAATAGATAACACCGGAAACGAGGAACTATATCATAAATCCAAGACATCATATTCACGCCTGTTTCAACCAGGCATGCAAAGGCGATAAGTGTAAGGAGGACAAATGGTAAGAGACATAAGAATAAAGGAATACAGATTCCCTCAAGCAGATGGAAACGAAACATTTCCATCAGTTTGGACAGACCACGCAATTAATGGTGAGCTGTTGAGGGTAGTGGCTACTGCAAATTTTACAGGAAGTGTAATTCTAACTGAATCAGGTACAGGAATAACCTTCTGCAATTTTACAGTCACATCCGGAACAAATCTATCTCAGAATGAAAACTTCACAGTAACAACAGGAAGTTTCACAACAAATACTTTGTTAAATATGCAGATAGGAAGTTTGGAATCAGGAACGGGGGTAGTGTACGGGCCAGTTTCCGTGCTTTATAGATAATGCCAGACGTAAACGCAGGGAGCATTGCTCTTTACATACAGGCAGGAATAAGTCCGATCCCTTCAAACGTATCTGGAATAATTCTAACGATTGTAAACAATCAGAGATATTTTGTTGAGCAATATACAGGAGATTCAATAGGCAATGTAATAGCAGAGAAATATCAACCTTGTATTACAGATTTGTCTACAGCAAACGTAATCAAGATGATGGCTATCCAGGATAACGGAGTAGACAATGTCAGATTATTTGATGAGCAAGTAGCAAACGGAAACCTGAATAACATGGCAGAGAAATATCAAGCAGATGGAATGGAAAAAGCCAAGTTATTAACGAAGGGTATTAAATTCTATAAGGCAAGGGGTTAGTAAGATGAAAATAAGCGATTGTAGGGCAAATGTAGGGATCTGGGAGGCATTTTAATGGTATTACCAAGCGATGGGATAAGTTTCTTGAACAAGACAGCAGGACAGGTATTCAGAATTCAATACTTCACAAGTACAGCGGGTTCAGTGTGGGACGATCAAAGAACATTGACTCAATCAGGCACAGACTTGTGGGTAAGCGGAGTCTGGCAGGAATTAGTAGACAAACCAGAGACTTCGGAAGATGCTGTATTGATAGAGCAAGGAAGATTAAGTTATCATGATTCAAGATTAATCATATCATCAGATGTTCAGACAACAAGTGGAGACAGAGTATTCACAGCGAACCCAAGCGGAACAAGTGAAGTGTACAAACAGATGCTTCCGGGAATGCATCAACCAATGTATAAAGGTTCAGAAATATTTAAAAAAGTTTATTTGAGGATACTTCCAAATGGAAGTTTATTCTAAATGATCATATGAAATTACATCATGCAATAAACAGGGAGATGAAAATATTGTAAAGGTAGCAAGTTCTACTGGTGGATTTGTTAATGTTGAAGTAAAAGGAGTAGCAGAAGCAATGAGAGAAGTGATGGAAAAAGGAAAAATGATTGTTGATGGAGCAGATTCGAGAGCATTTCAGGCAGCAAACTTTATTCAGCAGGAGATACAAGAATCAATAATGGGAAACAGATCAGAACCTAAATCGGTTGATACTGGCAATTTTGCAAACTCAATAAAGGTTGAAAAAGTAGAAGACAAAACATATTCAGTGTACACAGAAGTAGAATATGCAAAGTTTCTCGAATTCGGAACAAGCAAGATGCAGCCAAGAAGTCACTTCACAAATACAGTGATAAGAGAAAAGCCAAGAGCAGAACAGATAATAAAAGGCACATTAACTTCTGTATAATTCACAGGACAAGATTAAAAAGCAAACAGGTTTAATGAATTTATCGATTCGAGGCTTCGAATCGTGAGTCAGGCGACATGGTAATCACAACAAATATAATAAGAGATAGCATCTATTTTGTAAAGAATTATTTATCTGGGCAAATTACTGACCCTTTATCTGGAAACAGGGGAGGAGAGTCATTCATTCTGACAAGTTATCCTCAGAAACCAGTGAGATATCCGGTGATTACGATTAAGGACATAACATCTGAATCTATGCAACCTTTAGGATTTCAGAGTCAATCATTCGCACACTATATCACAATCGAGATAAGGATATGGGCAAGATCAATAGCCGAGAGGGACACAATAACAGATCAAGTATACAACAAAATAACAAACAATCAGATAGGTACAAGCGGAACAAGCCAGGCAAACGGACTTCATGATTTAAGGATATTAAGCATGACAAACATAGACGAGCCAGATGGACCAAAAAGCAAGTTAATAAGGGTAAGGTATTTATATATAACATGATCAACAGATGTAAGGAGGTAGAATAGATGGCCAGATTTTTAAACGACCAAGCAAAGGTAGTGTTATTCTTTGAGTCGGGCACATATGGAAATGCTTCAGGAAACGGAGTATGGCCAGGACAAATACAGAGTCATAATATTGTCGAGAAAGAGAATATTATCGAAACGAGATATCTCGGACAAGGCAATAGGAATGTAGGACAGTTCAATCCTGGACCAAGAGACGTAGCTGGACAAATCACACTTTATGCGCAAGACTGGAGGATGTTAGGGTTCGCAATGGGTAGTATAACAACTACATCAGGAACCAACAACACATACAACCTGAGCGAAGTAAATTCAGCACAGAGATTTAATGCATATACTTCTGGGACGCTTAATCCTTTCATTAGCTTTACTTTAGAAGAAAGCAGGACAGGACCAACAGCAAATCAGAACTCTATGAGGACAATCAAGGGATGTAATGTCGATGAGATAGACATCAAGATAAGGCAAAGCGATCCTATCGTAATGGATGTAAAATTCATAGGACAGAGCGGAAGCTGGTTCTCAGGAACAAGTACATCAGTAACTGCAAACTCGGACAGACCATATTTGTGGAGCGATACTCTATTTGCTCTCGCTGGAACAAATCAAGAACCTGTCAAGGACTTGACTTTTTCAATAAAGAACAATTTTGTAGGACCTCACTATGTGAATGGTTCGAGAGCCATATCAGTACCATATCCTCTTAACAGGGATTATTTGGTAGACGTGACGCAGGACCTTGAATCTACGACAGCAGGAAGTCTATATGATGTTTACTTCAAGGGAGGAAGTCAGTTCAATGCAACACTTGACTTGAACAACACCTTCAATGCAGGAAGCAACAGAATAACTTTAACTTTCTCGGGATGTAAGATGGAAACCATGGAATTGCCAGCACAAATTGGAGGCATAAGCGAAGTAACATATACTTTCGTGCCTGGATCAGTTAGTGCGGTAGTGTATGACGCTACAAGGTTTTATACGGCCTGGTAAACATGAAAACCAAGGAAATAGAGATAGCAGGACAGAAGATAGTACTCAATGAGTTAGGTTATTTCGACATAGTAGAACTCGGAAATCTTGGGAAACGTGAGTGGGCTATGAAAATCTTTGAACTCTCAGGAATGAAAAAGGAAGACATAGCAAACAAAGAACTCATGACAACTGAGAACGGGGGAAAGATAATGAATGTCATAAATGAACTCAATGGTTGGGTAGATTTTCAGAAGACCTCGAAGAGCGAAAAAGAATAGTCAAAAATCAATTAAGGATTTGTGACTATTTCAATTGGAATCTTGACGAGGTAAGGAGACTTAGTAGCTTCGACCATAGTCAAATAGTGAGTTACATAAACGAGGTTGCGAGGGAAAGCAAAAGGCAAAATATCTGATGGCAGACGCAGAAATACAAGTACTGATAAAAGTAGTTGACGAGTTATCTAATCAGATTAAGGTAATATCGGGCAACATTGACAAGATGGCTGATAATACTCAGAGTGCCAATGAGACAATTCAAAGGGGATTCACTGAGACAACAAACCAACTGATTGCAGTAGGAAATGCAGCACAGGCTGTAGAGGGAATATTCTCAAGATATGAAAATATGCAGATTAGACTTGAGAACGCAAGTCTTAGATTAGAGAATGCGCAGGAGAGAGTAGCAGATTCTCAGCTTAAATTAAACAGATTAGTTGAGGATGGAAAGGCAGGAACAAGAGAATATCAGGATGCACAAACCGAATTAGAAAGAGCAAACAGGGGATTAATTATTTCTCAGAATAACTTGCATAAAGTGCAAGGGCAGGCAATAGGCACTTACATAACGATGGGTGTCGAAGTATTGAGATTAATAGCAAGTTATCAATCTCTTGTGAGAGCATTCATTGCAATCAGAGAATCGATAACAGCATACAACATAGTTCAAACGATAAGTCTTGCTTTGACAAATCAGGCAGGATTAGTGATAGGTTTGGTTGCTGCAGGAGTCGGAATAGCGACTGTTAAATATCTCGAGGCGAGTAGTGGTTTAGATCAATTGAATGCATCAACTGGAGAATACATAGGATTAGCACCTGGATTCAATTCTGCTATGGATGGGCAGATAGTAAAACTTGATATGTTCAGGATGCAGTTGATGGGCATATTGGATAATTTTAATAAAATAATAGAGCAAGAACAAAAGTTTGCAAAGATACAAAGTAGCTATGGAGCAACACATAGCACAATAACAAACTATGGGGTTCCAAACTCAGTGCCTGTGGGTCAGTTTCATGATTTTGTCATGAGACCAGGACAACCAGCAGCAAACTTTAGTCCAAATGATACGATTATAGGAGTCAAGAATCCAGGAAAATTAGGGGGAGTAAACGTAACGATAGGAGCAATCTATGGACTGAATGCTACGGAGATATCAAGAGCCCTTAAAAAAGAATTAGTCACAAAGATGAGCGTATGATAAAACAAAAAACATTAATCAATGGTTCGGATTACACTAATGCACTAAATCTGACAGTCAGCAAATCTACCTCGGATAATAACACAGTATCAAACTTTACTGCGACTTATGATTCACCATATGGAAGACATAAAAATAACTTCGCAGTTGGGCAGGAAATAATTATTTATGCCGATAGTGATATTATCAGAACACTTGGAAGTCCTACAGAGCAATTCATATTTAATGAAGGAAGTGGGACAAACGTAAGTGGTACAATGAATATGTATAATGCCACAATGCGAAATGCTACTTGGGTTCCAGGAAAAATAGGAAGTGCAATTTATTGCAATGGAAGTAATTCGTATGCAAGATTTTATGATGCAGGAAGTATGCTTGCAAGTAATTGTAATTGGACAGTAATGGCTTGGGTTAACTATCTTGGAAGCGGAAATACTCCATCAGGAACAGACAATCCTATAATTGCAGGAAGATTTGGAGATAATACAGCATTATTTATAGATAGTTCTATGAAAATAAATTTAAGAATGGATGATAGAACTGTTATTTCTACACAATCTATAGGAAGTAGAACATGGAACCATATTGCTGCATCGTTTAAATCTGGAGTGTCTGCGGGAGTGTGGAATGCAAAATTATATCTTAATGGAGAATTATTAAAAGATGAAAATAATACATGGGCTAATGTAAATTATTCAAATGTAGGAAGTATTTATATTGGTTATGAGAATAGAGGGGCAAGAAATTGGAATGGATATATTGATGATGTGAGAATTTACATGGGAAGCATATTAAATACATCACAAGTATATGAAATTTATAATGCAGGTTCTGGAACAGAGATTATAACAAATAATAATCAAAAATTATTCACAGGAGTAGTTGAAAATGTCACATTTACAGGGGAAGGATTAAATGAGAGAGTTGACTTGAGAGG